TCCTGCATCGATGTCTATTCGCGTCGCCTCAAACTCCATGTCTCGCGCACCGCCAGCACCGCCGCGGTGGCATCATGCCTGCGCCGCGCCATCCTCGATTGGGGCATCCCGGAGCAGCTCGGCACCGACAACGGTTCCGACTACGTCTCCCATCAAATGCGCCGCGTCGTCGCCGGCCTCGGCATCGAGCACGACATCGCGCCGCCCTATACGCCCGAGCACAAGCCCTTCGTCGAGCGTGCCTTCGGCACGTTCTGCCGCGACCTAGTCGAGGTGCTCCCCGGCTATACCGGACACAACGTCGCCGACGCCCAGGCCATCCGCTCGCGGCAGAGCTTTGCCCAGCGTCTCGCCAAGGAAGGCGGCGAAAAAATCGAGCTGCGCATGTCGGCCGAGGCGCTGCAGGAATTCTGCGACCGCTGGACCGACACGGTCTATGCCCGCGACCCGCATTCCGGCCTCGACGGCGAGACGCCGTTCCAGCGCGCCGCCACGTGGTCGCATCCCATCCGCAGGATCGAGAACGAGCGCGCCCTCGACGTGCTGTTGCTGCCGGCGCCGGGCGACGGCATCCGCACCATCGTCAAGAAAGGCATCCGTGTCGATAATGCCTGGTTCGACGCGCCGGAGCTGGGCGGCCGCGAGGGCGAGGATGTCCGTGTCCTATACGACGACGGCGATATCGGCGCGCTCTATGTCTTCGCGTTCGATGGCGCCTTCATCGCCAAGGCGATCTGCCCGGAACGCGGCGATCTCGGCATTTCGCGCCGCGAGCTGGCGGTGCGCCGCCAACAGCACCAGAAGGCCGCGATCCGCGACGCCAAGGCGAAACTGAAGAGCGCGGCTCGCGGCGCCAACACCCCCACAATTCTTCGCGACATCATGGAGGAGCGCGCCGCCGCCGACGCCGCCGAGGTGGTGGTGGCGTTCCCGCAACGATCCATGCCGCACACCACGCCGGACCTCGATGAGGCGGCGCTGGCCCTGCGCCCGCCGGCACACCTCGTCGAGACGCCGGCAAGCGAGGCGCTGCTTCGACTGGAGGCGCAGATTGCGGCGGAGCTGGCCCAGCCGGCGCCGGCGGAGCCGATCGACGCCGCGCAGGCGGCGCTCGAAGCGGAATTCGCAGCATCGAACGTGGTGTCGCTCCCCGAGAACGATCTCGGCCGATTCAAACGTTGGCGCGAGCTGCGCCAGCGCATCGACAGTGGCGGGACAGTCGCGCCAGCCGACCTGCGATGGCTCGTGGGTTACATCGAGACGGCGGAGTTTAAGGGCCGCTTCGCGCTCTACAGCGACTTCGGTGATGCGGCTTTGGAAGCGTGACTGAATGAAAACGGCGCCGCCCTTGCAGGGGCGACGCCGATAACAACGCGTACTTCGGAGAGTGAACTATGCATGGGGAAACGATACCGGTCAACGCCACCATCGCGCCGCTGCGCAATGTCTCGCTGATGGCGCAGCTTATCGAGCGAGTCCAAAATCGCCGCAGTCTCGATCTTCCGGGCCTTGCCGTCATGTGCGGTCCCAGCGGTTACGGCAAGTCGAAGGCTGCGGTCTACGCCGTCAACAAGTTTCGCGCCTATCACGTCGAGGTCGGCTCGCGCTGGACTGCGAAGCATCTCTGCGCCGCGATCCTCGGCGAGATGGGCATAAGGACGATATCCAAGACCACGATCGCCGGCATGGTCGACCTTATAGGAGAGCAACTTTCGCTTTCTCGTCGGCCGCTGATCATCGACGAAGCGGATTTCCTGGTCGAGCGCGGCTATATCGAAATGGTTCGCGATTTCTACCGCGGCTCCCTCGGCAGCATCGTGCTAATCGGCGAAGAACAGATGCCGCAGAAGCTGGAGCGGTATGAGCGCGTCCATGCCCGCGTTCTCGAATGGGTCTATGCCGTAGCGGCGATATTGTCCGATGCGCGGCACCTGGCGCCCGTCTATTGCCCGTCGGCGCAGGTCACCGACGACCTCCTGACAGTTTTGCACGAGGCCTCGAAAGGGTCGGTGCGGCGCATTTGCGCCAATCTCGATCGGGTGCGTGAGGAAGCCGAGACCAAGGGCAAAAGCAAGATGACGCTGGCCGATTGGAAGGACAGCGGGCGCGACTTCTACAGTGGTAAGCCGGCGCTGCGCGGCAGCGGAGCACTACGGTGACGGCGGCTGCAGGGCCGCCCCGTGATCTCAAGACGGCCTGGTCATCGCCGCGCCAGTCGATTTGGGCGCGCATCCGTCAGCTCGGCGCGAACGGCACGACCTTCACGTGTCGTCAGCTCTGGTACGGCGGCCATGAAGAGCTGTCTACAGTCGACCTTGTGCTGCGCGACCTGCGATTGGCCGGATATGTGGAGAGGGTTGGAAAGCAACATCGGCCGAGCAGTCATACCGGCAACGCCGGCACCGAGACGCTCTATCGTCTAGTCAACGACATCGGCTTCGAGGCGCCCCGACTTACCACGGGCGGGCGCCTCGTCACGGCCGGCAGAAAAACCGAGCAACTGTGGCAGACGATGCGCCGGCTGTCGCACTTCACGGCCCCGAGTTTGGCGATCGCCGCCTCGGTTGACGACAGTGTCATCAATGTCCGCAGTGCCAATAACTATTGCGTCATCCTCGCGAAGGCCAGCTATCTGCAGGTCGTCGAGCGCGCCATCCCGAAACGCCGCAAGAGCACCGTCTATCGGCTGATCAAGGCGCGCAATACCGGCCCGAAGGCACCCTATCTGCGCCATTTCGTCGAGGCAGTGTGGGACCCGAACCTGGGCGCGGTAGCTTGGTATGCGGAGGAGGCCGGCGCACCGCGGCGCCGGCGGCCGGCATGACCGCCGCGCCGGTGCCGCGCTTCACGATCGGCCGCGATAGCCGCCAGCTCACCCTGCGGGTCGGCGGCGAAGCATATTCCCTGGGCGTCTATCCATCTGACGCCGACGGCAGGGTCGCGCTGTGGCAGCGCATCTTCGCGCTCGGGGTCGATGTTGGCAGGAAGGAAATCGCGGCGCCGCGATCGGAATTCTACGACCGGGACGGCGCCAATATTGTGCGTCACGACGGCGCCTCGATCTCGACCGCCGCCAATCCCCACATCGCCGCCTTGATCGTGCGCCTTCTGAATGATTTCGCCGAGAAATGGCCGACGGAAGAGCGGGAGCACGTCGCATGAACGCGCCGGCGCATTACCGCAAGGTGACGCTGCTCGCCGCGAACATCGCGCACCTGACCTGCCGTGCCCAGAGCTTCGATGTCGCGCTGGCGGCGGTGCTGGTTGAGCTCAACCGCCTGGCACGCCGGCCAGCCTACCGGGAAAAGGTCGCGCTCGCCTGCCTGATGCTGGCGCGTCACCTCTATGGCGCCGAGCACATTCCGAGCCTCGAGCAATCGCTCCAAACCTACATCCCGCAGGGCGGCGAGGGCGCACCATGAAAAAGACCGAGACGTTCGACCGCGTCCATCGCACCTATGGCGGGGCGCCCCCCGATTGGATCGTCGCGCTGGCGCGCGCCGTCGACCTGACCAGCCAGAGCCATATGGCGCGCGAGCTGCGTTACTCGCCCGCCGCCATCAGCCTCCTGGTAAACAACAAGTACCGGCGCGACAACACCAAGATCGAGCGGCACGTCCGCACCTACCTGATGAAGGTGGAATGCCCGGTGCTGGGCCGCATCGAGGGCGATGTCTGCCGCGGCCACCAGGCCGCGCCCTATTCCGGCGCCAACCCGACCAGCATCGCGCTCTACCGCGAATGCCATGGCGGCTGCCGCTTCTCCGCGCTGAAGCCGGAGATTCGCGAATGAGCGGGTTCGATCGCCGCAAGGCCTCGCCGCGCGTCGCGGCCGCGCCGGCGCCGCGTCTGTGCCATTGCTCGTTCTGCGGCCGCTCCCAGCATGAATGCTTCTGGATGCTGGCCGGGCCGCATCCGGTCTTCATTTGCGATCAATGCGTCGACGAGGCGGCGACGCAGATCGCGAAAATCCGCGCCGAACAGGCGCCACCCCCCAACCTTGGAGTCGATCGATGAGCGATGCCGATCTCGTGGCATGGCATGAGGAATCGCCGCCCCCCCGCCTCGCGCAAGTAAGCCTCGGCGCCCGCCGGGGCCGCGGCGGCGAACCCGTCTTCACGCAACAGCGCCGTTTCGTCGGCGGCCCGGCGCCGATGCCGGCGCCGCGCCGGTCGCTGTGGCGCGCCCTCTTGGCGCTGGCGAGGCTGGCATGATGCAGCTTCAGGCCTTGCACGTCGCTGACGCGCTGGTCGGCCGCTCGCGCCAGCTGCTGCGTCAGCTCGACATCGCCGGCCATGTCACCCTCGAAGCAACGGAGGCCAAGGAGTTCGCGGCCGAGCTGGTCGACATCGCCCGCGCAATCATCATCACCGCCGATAGCGAACCGCTCGACAACGCCTCGGGCACGGACGCCGAAGTGATCGACTTCTCGCTGCGCCGGCGGCTGCGCCTGGCGCTCGCGACCCAAGGCACGGGAGACGTCGCATGAGCGCGGAAACGCCGACCGTCTCGCTTTCCCTCGACGAGTTCCTGGCGATCGGCGAACAGGTCGGCCGGCTGCGCGGCCGCATCGGTTGGCTGGAATACCGCGTCGACGAGCTGCTGCAAGCGAACAACCGCCTCGTCGAGCGCGTCCGCAAGGCCGAAGCCGTCGCCGGCGTCATCGCGGACCAGGCGGCGTGACATGGCGATCCTCGACGAGATCAGGAACGGCCCATGGACGCGGCTGTTCCATGCCCGGATTCAGGGCGGTTCGATCTATGCCTATCGCAGCGTGCTCGAACCGTCGCTCGGCTACGCTGCTGACCGCCGATCCGCCGCGCACCTTCGCGACCTTGGAGGAAGCGGTTGCGGCCTTGGCGCCAGGGATCGTCGCATGACCGGCTATTCCGCGTGGACCGTCGTCATCGTGCTGGCGCTGTTTCTCGGCAGCGGGGCGCTGTTGACGGCCGTCGGCGCGTGGCTCACCGCGCGTGACATCGACCGGGACCCGACGGCATGACGGGCTCGCTGTTCCCGCATCGCTTCGCCGGCCGTGCCGAGGATGCCAAGGCGCTCGAAGCCTTCGAGACGCCGGAGTGGTGCGCCGAGGCGATTTTGCGCCGCGAGCTGTTGACGCCGTTGGTGCTCGATCCGTGCTGCGGCCACGGCACGCTGAGCATTGTCGCCTCGCGCAAGGGCTATCGGGTCCACGCCACCGATCTTGCGAATTGGTCCTACGGCACGCCGGGCATCGATTTTCTGACCACGCCGATCGCCGAGCTGATCCGGGATCATCCGCAGTGGCGCACGCAGGGAAAACCGGACGCCGCCGATGTCAGCATGCTGATGAACCCGCCCTTTTCCCTGGCGGTCGACTTCGTCGGGCACGCGTGGTTTGCGGGCATCCGCAAGATTGTCTGTTTCCAGCGCTTCGCCTGGTGGGAATCGCTTGAGCGCACGAAGTTCTGGCGCCTGGCGCCGCCAAACCGCGTCTATGTCTGCCGCGAGCGTGCCTCCAGCTGGCGCTTCGACATTCCGCCCGAGGAACGCACCGGCTCCGGCACGCCGACGGCGCATGCCTGGTTCGTGTGGGAGCGCGGCCATCCGCCCGGCACCCTCCTCGGCCATGTCGACCGGAGCGCGCCATGACCATCGAAAAGCTGATTCAGGCCGACGGGTCCGCGGAATTCGACTGCATGGATTGTGGCGACCACATCGTCGAAGTCATCGCCTATCCCACGGAGCCGCGCTGCGCTCTCTGTAAATGGCGCCGCGAGCAAAACATCTCCGCGATCGAGTACGGCGTAATCCGGGAAGTTCATCGACAAGGATCAGCAGCCATGACGGCCGCGGCGCGCCAGCTCGATCCCGCTTCCGAGCGGCGGCGGCGCGAGCTGGCCTTCATTCATGCCGCCAAGAAGCAGCTGGCGATGGCCGAGGATGCCTACCGCGCCATGATCCTGCGCTTCAGCAAGGATCGCACCGACAGCGCCGGCGATCTCGACCAAGCCGAGCGCGGCAAGGTCATGGATCATCTCCGCACCTTCGGCGCGGGCCGCAAGCCGCGCCTTGGCCGCGGCGGCGACGATCGCGAGCAGGCATCGAAGCTGCGCGCGTTGTGGCGCTCGCTTTATCAGCTCGGCGCGGTGCGCGACCCCTCTGACAAGGCGCTGGCCTCGTTCGTGCAACGGCAGACCGGCATCGCGGCGCTGCGCTGGAACCGCCCGGCCGATCTGGCCGCCGGCATCGAAGCGCTGAAAAGCTGGTGTCTGCGCCTGGGCTATCGGGCGCATCCCTGCGCCGTCGTCGGCCCGATGTTCCATCGTTTCGAGCCGGGATTGATTCTGGCGCAATGGAACCGGCTGCGCGCGATCGACGCGCTTCAGGGACGCGATGACGGCCTCGGCCGCTGGCTGATGGCGATGGGCTATGTCGAGATGATCCCGGAGCGGCTCCCGGTCGATTACGCGCAGGACGCGGTGCGCCGGCTCGGCGCGTGGCTGCGCCGTGTCGCCAAGGACGATGCGGCATGACTTGGCGCACGCCCGGAACCGCGGAGATTCATGACGGACCGGTCTGCTCTCGCTGCAGCGGCACGCGGTATTACAAAACCGGCCGATGCATCGCCTGCCAGCGGATATACGCTGCCAGGCGCGGCGCCAAAATCAGCGAGACACTGCGCGATGCCTATCAGCTGAGGCCGCGCCCGATTCCGCCGTGGCAGCCGCCGAAATTAGCGCCTGGCCTCACCCTCGCGCGGCTTATGGCCGGCAAATGACCCAGCCGCATCCCCTCCCCGGCATCCTCGGCGAGATCGCGCGCCTGACCTGTTACGAGGCGGCTATCGAGATCGCGCGGCATTGGGGCGGCGTGCGGTTGCATATTCCGCGCAAGGTCGGGCGCGAGCACCGGCTCGCGCACCTGATCGGTAAGAAGCCCGCCGACCTGCTGTGCGCCTCGCATCTCGGCGGCCAGCGCCACGACATTCCGAAGGCGACGGCGGTCCTGAATTACAATGATGCGCTGCGGCTGCGCCTCGACGGGAAGGGCTATACCGAGATCGCGCTCAAGCTCGGCCTTTCCTATGTCCAGGTCGCTCGGCTGCTCGACGGCATCGAGCAGCATGAGCCGCATCGTCCCGGCATGCCGCAGGCGCCGGTCGATCGCTGTCCTCTGTGCGGGCGGCGGCGTCTCGTGCCGCGCCGCCCCGATCCGCGTCAGATGGCGCTGCCGATCGAGGCGGCGTAAGCGGGTCTGGGGTAATCATTTTCACGCATAGAACGGGCGCGCGAGCGGGCACAGTTTGACGGCTCACTTCCTGTCGGAGCGAGCACAGCCCATGAGCGGCGTCGATATCAGCAGCGTACTCATCGATCTCGCCGCCATCTCCGTCCCGCTCATCGGCATCGTCGCCAAGCTGGAACTGAACAAGTTCCTCGCCGCGCACGGCGACCAGGCCGACCAGGCCTATCTCGACAACATCGTCGACCAGGCGGCGCAGCTCGGCCTCAACCAGGTCCAGCAGAAGATCGGCACCGCGCCGGTCACCATCGATTTGCACAACGATGTGGTCAATCGCGGCCTGAATTTCGTGTTGGCGCAGGCCGAGGACGAGAAGAACCGCCTCGGCTACAGCAATACCGACATCACCCAGATGATCGCGGCGCAGCTCGATCTCTCTGGCGGCACCGTTGTCATCGCCGGCAACCCGCCGGCGCCGGCTGCGCCCGCCAATCCCGCACTCAAGCAAGGAGTTTCCACGTGAAACAATATCGCGTCGCCGGCGCATTCGTCGGATTGATCTTCCTCGCCGCCTGCGCGCCGAGCGCCGTCAACCAGGGCATCGACACGGCGAACGCCGCCTGCCAGAAGCTCGTGCCCGCCGGCGAAAGCACGGCGCAGAGCACCTTCAAGGGCGGTGCCGCGAACACGGCCGCTGCAATTTCCAGCGGCGTCAATGATGCGTGCCAAGGCGTCGCCCAGGCCGCCGCCAACGAGAGCGCGATCGACGCCGGCGTCTCGGTGCTCGATAGCTGGTGGGAGAAACTGTTTGGCCCGAATGCGCCGGCGACCGCCGCCGTAACGCCGGCTCCCGCCGTATCGGCGCCGGCGCCCGCCCCATCGGCGCCGGCGGTCGACCTGGTCGACAATAAGTTCGGCGATGGCGCCGCATCGACACCGGCGCCCGCCGCATCGACCCCGGCGCCCGCCGCATCGACGCCGACGAGCTGACGCCGTGCGCGGGGTCTTCTTCATTGGCGCCGGCGCGCTGATCTGCGCCGTCGCCGGCTGCGCGCTGACCTCGTCGGCGCCGGTCCCGGCGCCCGCGCCGAGCGCGTCGCAACAGGCCGTGACGGCCCTCAAGCAGGAATATCTCGACAAGTTCCTGACGCCGGCGACGGCCTATGCCTATTCGCCGCGTTGCCCGCAACCGTCCGGCGAAACTTGCAGCAATCCCGGCATCGTCGCCGACCTGCAAAAGGCCGCGAAGGCCGTCGATGGCACGCTGACCGCCGCGGAGCAATTCACCGACGCCGCGCCCAAGGCCGATGCCAGCGGGCCGCTCGCCTCGCTGCGCGCGGCTCTTACCGCGGCGGAAGCCGCTTTGCCCGGAGCAACCTGATGGACCCCGTCTCGATCGGCCTCGCCGCGCTGTCGTTTCTGATCAAGAACGGCCCGACCATCATTGCCATGATCCAAGGCAAGACCGATGTCGGCACCGGGATCGAGGATATCCTCGGCCTGACCCAAACCATCCATAGCGTCGCGGCGAACCCGAGCCAGCCCAATGCCGAGGCGACGCTCAACGACGCCATCGGCAAGCTCGAAGTGCTGCTGCAGCAGGCGCCGGCGGCCTGATCCGGTTTCGTGTCGTGACGGATTTCGCCGATGTCGCCGCCGCGCGGGAACAAGCCGACCGCGAGCACGCCCTGGCGGCGCGGCCGCGACCGGTGGCGCTCCGCCATATGACTGACGAATGCATCGATTGCGGTGACGATATTCCGCCGGCACGCAAGGCCGCGATCCCCGACGCGGCGCGCTGTCTCGATTGCCAGGAGCGCCACGAGCGCGGGGAGCCGCGATGACTCACGTCAATCAATGGACGCCATCGGACTGGATCGCGATCGTCCAGCTGTTCGGCTTGGTGGTCCTCGGCGTCGCCGGCTGGTGGCTGCGCGCGCATTTCGTCGCCAGGACGGATTATCACGCGCTTGGCGCGCGGGTCGACAACCACGCGACGCGCCTCACCATCGGCGACGCCAAGTTCAAGGAGCTGGAGGATCGCATCGCCGCGGTGCCGCGTCCCGAGGCGATCGCGCAACTCGAAATCAAGCTCACCACCACCAACGGCAAGATCGACGTCCTGGCGGCGCAATTGAGCGGCGCCAACCAATTGAGCGCGAAAATCTCCCAGCAGGTCGACCGAATCGACCAATGGCTCAGGGACCAGCGATGAGCTATCCCGATTTCGTCAACGAGCATGTCCGCATCGCGATCCTGCGGCTCCTCCAGGACAGCCAGGGCCGCGCCAACGAGAGCGTGCTGCGCGAGGGCCTGTCGCAGCTCGCCTTCACTCTGTCGCGGACGGAAATGCGAGCGCAGCTCGAATGGCTCAAGAGCGCCGGGCTGATCACCCATGAATGGCCGTTCCCCACCGTGCTGGTGGCGCGGCTGACGGAGCGCGGCCTCGATGTCGCCGAAGGCAATGAACGTGTCGCGGGCGTCCATCGCCCGTCGCCGGCGTGATGCATGGGACGTGCCTCCAGCATCGACCGGCTGCCGCGGCCAATCCGCGATCGCATCGGGCAATTGCTCGGCGAACACGTCACGCTCGATGCGATCCTCAATGCGCTGAAGCCACTCGGCGCCGACGCCGCGACGATCTCGCGTTCCGCGCTCGGTCGGTATGCGCAGAAGATCGCCGTGGTCGGCGAACGCATCCGCCGCTCGCGCGAGATCGCCGAGGCCGTCACCCGCCCGCTCGGCGAAGGCCATGAGTCACGCCTCATGGAGGCCAATCTAGAACTATTGGAGAGCGGCATCTTCGATATCACCGGGGGCGCCGAGGACGAGCGGCCGGTGACCCTCGACCCGAACCAGGCGGCGCAGATTTCCATGGCCGTGCGCAACATTGCCATCGCGCGCCGGCATGACGCCGAATTCATCGTCAAGGTGCAGCGCAAACTCATCGCCGATCAGAAGGCCAAGCTGGAAAAGCTGGAAGACAAAGCCGGGATCGGTAAGCGCGGCCTCGACGTCGAGACGCTGCGCCGCGTGCGCGAGGAAATCTACGGCATCCCGCCGGAACAGGCGGCGGCGCCATGATCCAGCCGGCGATCGCGCTCTATGCCTATCAGCGCGCCTATCTCGCCGATCGCGCCCGCTTCAAGCTGGCGAAATTCGCGCGCCAGACCGGCAAGAGCTTCACTACCACCCTGGAAGCCGCTGACGATTGCTTCGAGGCGGAGGTCAGCGGCCGCCGCGCGCCCTGGACCATCCTGTCGCGCGGCGAGCGCCAATCCCGCGAGGCGATCGACACGGCGAAGCGCCATTGCCACGCTATCGGCCTCGCCTTCGAGGATTTGGGCGAGCGCGACTGGCGCGGCGACGGCAACGCCGTGTCCTACCGCGCCATGGAGATCGGCTTCGCCGGCGGCTCGCGGATCATGGCGCTGCCGGCCAACCCCGATACCGCGCGCGGCTTTTCGTCGAACGTGTTTCTCGATGAATTTGCCTTCCACGCCAACAGCCGCGAAATCTGGCGCGCGCTGTTTCCGGTGATCTCGGCGGGGTGGAAGCTGCGCGTCGCCTCGACGCCGAACGGCAAGAACAACAAATTCTACGAGCTCGACACCAGCGCCGACGGGACCTGGTCACGGCACGCCGTCGATATCTACCGCGCCGTCGCTGACGGGCTGCCGCGCGATATCGAGGAGCTGCGCCGCGCCCTCGCCGACGAAGACGCCTGGCGGCAGGAATTCCTGCTCGAATATCTCGACGAGGCGACGGCGTGGCTCAGCTACGAGCTGATCGCGTCGTGCGAGCATGACGACGCCGGCAAGCCCGATCTCTATCAGGGCGGCCGCTGCTTCTATGGCGAGGATATCGGCCGCCGCAAGGATCTGTGGGTCGGCGTGATCCTGGAGCTGGTCGGCGACGTGTTGTGGGTGCGCGAAATCTCGATCCTGGAGCGTCGGCCGTTCCACGAGCAGGAGAAAGAGCGCGACCGTCTCATCGAAAAATACCACGTCGCGCGGGGCTGCATGGATCAGACCGGCATGGGCGAAAAGCCGGTCGAGGACGCGCAGCGGCGCTGGGGCGAGGCGCGCATCGAAGGCGTGCTGTTCACCGGCCCGAACAAATTGACGCTGGCGACGCAGGGCAAGGAGAAATTCGAGGACCGCGCCCTCCGCATCCCGCTGGGCGACGTGCGTCTGCGCGCCGATCTCCATTCACTGAAAAAGATGGCCGGCCCGACCGGCGCGCCGCGCTTCGTCGTCGAGGATGACAGTGGTGCCGCGGGCAGCCATGCCGACCGCGCCTGGTCGCTGTTCCTAGCCATCAACGCCGCCGCCCACCCGATGCTGATCGACGGCATGTCGTCGGGCATCCGCCGCGGCTCGCTTGCGATCGGCGGCGATTACCGCCCTCGGCGGATGCCGCGAGGTGAGCTATGGCAATAAGCCGGGTCTCGGTCGCGCTGCGCGAGATCGCCAGCGTAACCAACAACATCTTCCATCCCTATGTCGGCCGGCTGCTGCTCAATGAGGACGGCATCCTCATGCAGCGCGGCGGCATGCTCGGCCTGCGCCTCTATGACGAGCTGGAGCGCGACCCGCGGGTGTTCGCGGTGCTGCAGAAGCGCAAGAACGCGGTCAACGCCTATCAGTGGGTGGTCGAGGGGACCAGCAAACGTGCCTGCGATATTGTCACCGCGCAGCTCCGCGACTTGAATTTCGAGGAGGCCAATGTCGGCCTCCAAGATGCGGTGCTCAAAGGCTTTGCCGTCGGCGAGGCGATGTGGGCGCGCGACGGCGCGAGCATCGTGCCCGAGCGCATCATCACGCGCGATCAGCGCCGGTTCCGCTTCGACATCGACTACCAGCTCCATCTCGTGACCTACGACGACATGCTGGTCGGGATCGACCTGCCCGACCGCAAATTCATCGTCCACACCTGGGGCGCCAAGGATGGCAGCCCTTATGGCTGGGGCATGGGCGCGCGGCTCTATTGGCCGGTCTTCTTCAAGAGGCAGAGCATCGGCTTCTGGCTCGCCTTCCTCGACAAGTTCGGCATGCCGACCTCGAAGGGCACCTATCCGCCCAACGCGTCGCCCCAGGAAAAGCAGAAGCTGCAGGATGTCCTCGACGCCATCGCACAGGAAACCAGCATCAGCATCCCGGAAGGGATGATCGTCGAGCTGCTGGAATCGCAGCGCACCGGCGACAATTCCGGCTACGACAAGATCACGCGCTACATGGACGAGCAGATCGCCGAGGCGGTCCTCGGCGAGACGCTGACCACCAATATCGGCGATGTCGGTTCCAAGGCGGCGAGCGACACCCACAACGACGTGCGGCTGGAACTGGCCAAGGGCGACGCCAAGGGGCTCGATCGCACCTACAACGGCACCCTGGTCAAGTGGATCGTCGATCTCAATTGTCCCGGCGAGGCCTATCCGCGGCTGCGTCACGAGGTCGACGAAGAAGAGGATTTGACCCAGCGCGCCGCGCGGGACGTCCAGATCAAGTCGCTCGGCTTCACGCCGACGCTCGATTACATCACCAAGACTTATGGCGACGGCTGGGTCGAAGCGCCACCACCACCGCCTCCAATCGGACCGCCGGGCCTTGGCCCGCGCGATCCGCGCGGACCCGGCTTCGCGGAACTTTTACCGATGCAGTCCGGCGCGCCCCTGGTAACAGCGTGGAGCGACCGTGTCGGCGATACCGCGGCGCCGGCGATCGCCGCCATGGTCGACCGCATCCGTCTCCTCGCCGGCGAATGCGGCTCCTTGGAGGAGCTGCGCGACAAACTCATCGGCCTTTATGGCGCGCTCGATCCGAGTCTGATGGCGAAGGCGCTGCTCCAGGCACTGACCGTGTCCGACCTGGCCGGCCATTACGAGGCGTCTAGACAACGATGATCACCCTTCAATTCATCGACGATCCCAACCCGGCCTCGCTTGCGATCAAGCTCTTCGAGCGCGGCTGGGCTGCTCATGTCGACGCCGTGCTGCCGGATGGCACGCTGCTCGGCGCCCGCCTCGATGGCGGTGTCGCGATCCGGCCACCGAACTACATCGCGATGACGCGGCGGCGCGTCGTCGCGCTGAACACGACGCAGGCGCAGGACGACGGCTTCTATGCCTTCCTGCGCGCCCAGCTCGGCAAGCCCTACGACATCGAAGCCATTGCCGCCTTCGCCGTCGAGCGGGATTGGCGCCAGCCGGATAGCTGGTTCTGTAGCGAGCTGCAGGCGCGGGCGCTGGAACTGTGCGGCTTCTTTCGTCGCGCGCTGGCCAATTCCGCGAACGAGATAACGCCGCGCGATCTTCTCTTGGTCCTTAGCCCCTGGGATATGACATGACCACCTTACCGACGCGCGGCGAGCGCAACCACAACCCCGGCAATCTGCGCTGGTACGAGTCCGACCCTTGGATCGGTCTCGCCAATCCGCCGCAGGACGCGGATGGCTTCTGCGTCTTCATTGAGGACCGCTGGGGCATCCGCGCGCTCGCCAAGGATTTGCTGGCGAAATATCGCCGCGGCCTCACCACGGTCACGGCCATCATTGAGGTCTATGCGCCGCCAAACGAGAACGATACGGCGGCCTACATCACGGCCGTCGCCGATAGCTGCGGGGTCAAATCCGATGCGGCAATCACCCTTGAGAATTACGGGTTGCTGCTGACCTTCGCCCGCGCCGTGATCCTGCACGAGAACGGCCGCATCGCCGCCAGCGCCGCGATCATCGCCGCCGCGGTCCATGACGCCTTGGGGGAATGATCCATGGCCGGCAAGATCGTCATCTGCCCCCAGTGCGGCTACGAACAAGTCGACATGGGCCATTTCGTCGCGTGCGAGGAGTGCAGCTACGCGCCGATGCCGACGCATGAGGAATCCGATCTCGATCTCGACGAGCCGGAGCCGTCGTTCTTCAACGGCGTCGCGCCGCGGAAGTCGGCGGCATGAGCCGGATCACGATCACCGATGTGCGGCGGCGCGGGTGGCCCGATTGGGCCGTCGGCGCCGTCTGTCTCGCGGCGTTGCTCATTGCCGGCGCCGCCGGCTTCGCGGGCGGCGTCCGCTATGCCGGCGGAATCTGGACGCACACGATCCTCTTCTCGGCTTCGTGCCGCGATTACTGGCGGCACGCGCTGTGATCGGCGCCGGCGATCCGATGCTGATCTACGACATGGGCATGGCGATGGGGCAAGCGCTGCGCCGCCGCGTCGGCAAGCGCCAGCTCGCCGACTGGCTCGGCTTCCATGACTGCGCCGAGCTGATCCGCGCCATCCGCCGTGAGGCGCGGCCATGATTTGTGGGGCAGGGTCGCGGGTTCGATTCCCGCCGGCGCTTCGGCGCCGTAGCTCAGCTAGGTTAGAGCAGCCCAAAGGGGAGGTCGCGGGTTCGAATCCCGCCCGGCTTGGCTTCGGCCGCGCCGGTAGCTCAGTCGGAAGAGCGCCCCACCCATGAGCGAGCGGCGCCTCGACAGCCAGGCCGAGCGCATCCTGCGCCATCTCCGCGCCGGCAACAGCATCATGCCGCTCCACGCGCTGCGCCGCTACGGCTGTTTCCGGCTCGGCGCGCGCATCTGGGATCTGCGCCGCGCCGGCTGGGTGATCGACCGGACCTGGGAAACCGACGGAAAGAAGCGCTGGGCGAAATACCGTCTCGCCCGCAAACGGCGGAGGCGGGCATGATCGGGCCCGCATGTGACCGTGTCCGCGCCATCTATAACGGCTCCGACGGCGAGGCGACGCAACACCTCTTCGCTGAATTGATCGAGCTGGGAAATCCAGGGCTCGTGGCCGTCGAGCTTTTCCGCGCCGAAAAGGCGTCGGAGCGCGCGAAGCTATACGGGCGACGGTTCAAGGGCGTCGCTTACGACAAGAAGCAATGGGCGATGGGGAATTTGTGCCAGGCGCTCGCCGTCCATGGCGCGCCGCTCGGCCTCGCCTATGGCTGGGGCGAGGATGTAGCGCAGCCCTATCATCGCTGGGTGCTTTATGTCGAACTCCCTTCGGGCCAGGTCAGTTTCCATACGGCATCGCGCGGCGATGGACCGGATTATCCATCGGCTTGGGATGGCGCAGCGGGCATGAGTCCTGCGCGGATCGTGCGCTGGATTGCCACGCTGCTGGGCGACAATATCGACGACGAGCTGCCCGACATGAGCATCGGCGCGCCGGCGCAGCGTCCGAAGCATAAAATCAGGGCGCGCGCTACCGAAGCACCGAAGCTCGCCGGCGCCTATCAGCGATCGTTGTTCTGATGCCGCGGCGCGCCGCGCAACCGAGTCCCGCGCAGCTCGCGCGGGTCATTCTGGGCGGCGCCCACGCCCGCGCCTTCACCGTCGCCGGCGCCACCAAGGACGGCATGCTGACGGATTTCCGCGCGGCGATCGACGATGCCATCGCCAACGGCACCACCATTGCCGATTTCCGCAAGAAGTTCGACGACATCGTCCAGTCCTATGGCTGGGACTACAAGGGCGACGGAAGCACCGCTGATGCCTGACGCCGCCGACTATCGCGATGTGCCGTTCCGCGAGGCGATCGACTTTTTCCGGCAGAAGGTCAACGTCGCCTCGCCGGTATGGGCCGACATTCTGGGCGCCGCCCATGCCCGCGCCTTCACCGTCGCCGGCGCCACCAAGGACGGCATGCTGGAGGATTTCCGCGCGGCGATCGACGACGCCATCGCCAACGGCACCACCATCGCCGACTTCCGCAAGCAGTTCGACGACATCGTCACCAAGTATGGCTGGGACTACAAGGGCGGCCGTGGCTGGCGCACCCGCGTCATCTATCAGACCAATCTCTCGACCGCTTACAGCGCCGGCCGGTATCGGCAGATGACCGACCCCGACGTGCTGCGCTATCAGCCCTATTGGCGTTATCGCCACGCCGACGGCGTCAAGCATCCGCGTCCCCAGCATCTCGCCTGGGATGGCCTCACGCTCGACGCCACCGACCCGTGGTGGCGCGCGCATTACCCGCCGAACGGCTGGGGCTGCCATTGCTATGTCGAGCCGCTGTCGCGGCGCGAGCTGGCCGGCGCCGGTAAAACCGGTCCCGACCTGGCGCCGCCGATCGAGATGCGGAAGGTCCTGCTCAACACCTCGGCCGGACCGCTGTCGATCGACGTGCCGAAGGGCATCGATCCGGGCTGGGGCTACAATGTCGGCGATGCCGCCTGGGGCGCGCGCGGCCAGGCCGAGCTGCTGAAAGCGGCCGAGGCCAACGAAGGCAATTGGGAGCGGATGCCGCCGTCCGGCGACTGGCGCAGTTACGGCCGGCCGGCGCGGCTGCCGGCGCTGCCCGCCAAGGCGGCGCCGATCGGCACGGCATCGAGCGCGGCCGCGCTGCAGCGCCTCATCGAGACGGCGATCGGCGGCACGGAAAAGGCGCTTTCGCTGCCCGACGGCTCGACCGTCTATATCGACGCCGCCGCGCTCGCGTCGCACTTGGCCGCGATGCCGGATGGGCTCGGCCGCGCCCGCTTCATCCCGCTGCTGCCCGAGTTGCTGGCCAGCCCGCAGGAAATCTGGATCGCGTTCGACCGCAACATCGTCAGCGGCAAGGTCAGCCTGCGGAAGCGCGTCGTGAAGGTGCTGGATATCGGCCCTTACGGCGTGACCCTGGTCGCCGAGGCGCAAGGCGGGATGCTGTCGGCGGTGACGTTCTTCCCGACCCGCGACCCCGGCGCGATGGCGACGGTGCGGACGGGACGGCTGCTCTGGGCGTCAAGGGAATGAGGGGCCGGCGATCGGCCGCCGCCCCGCCCGGCCGTCCCCCCGGAGCGCGATTCCGAGACGGCCTAAGTGGGTCAAAAATAGGCTCGGGCGCCCCGGCGAGCAAGCCAACCCGGCTAAAATCGAATATGCGGCCCGGTAAAAGGGGCAGTAAAAGCCTTCTCGGGAAATTTGCTACAGCGGGGCGTTGGGCGAACTTGGCGCTCCTGGGCCTTCCTGGCGCCACGCGCGGGGGCGCCTGACAAATGGCCGGTGCCGCCGTCAGGGTCGCCGTCCGCGATGCCGATCTGCGCCAGGCCCTCCGGCGCCTCACCGCCAAGGGCGATGCCGGCTTGGTCCAGGCCTGTCTCAAGAACATCGGCCTCGCCGTGGTCAAGCAGACGCGGCGGCATTTCGAGCAGCAGCGCGACCCGGAGGGCCAGGCCTGGGCGCCGCTCAATCCCGATTATGCCAAGGGCAAGCGCGGCACCAAGATATTGGAAGAGCAGGGCATGGCCGGCGGCCTCGAAGGCTCGATCACCTCGGTCGTGCATCCGGGCTATGTCGAGATCGGCACCAACAAGGTCTATGGCGCCATCCACCAATTCGGCGGCACGATCCGTCCCCGGAGCGGCGAATTCCTGGTGTTCAAGCTCGGCGGCAAGACCGTGCTGGCGCGCAAGGTCACGATCCCGGCGCGGCCCTATCTCGGCCTCTCGCCGCAGGACAAGGCCGAGTTGCTCGACATCGTCGAGGATCACATCGTCGAGATTTGGAACGGCAAATAAGCCGCCTCAAGGGTAATCATTTTCACGCATAGAAGCCGCGCCCGGTAGCGCGGCATGTTCCGGCGACGTGTTTCCGCGCGTCTTCGCCGAGGTTCCCATGGTTTCCTCGTCTTGAATTCCGAGATCGAGATTTTCCGCACCGGGCGGTTCCGCTCGATCGACGGCCGCACCCTGTCCTTCGGCGCCGGCGATCTCGCCGCCACGGCGGCGGCCTACGATCCCCAGCTCCACAAGGCGCCGCATGTCGTCGGCCATCCCAAGATGGACGCGCCGGCCTATGGCTGGGTCACCAGCCTCCAGCACAAGGGCGATCGCCTGGTCGCGAACATCGATCAGTGCGACCCGGCTTTCGCCGACCTGGTCAAGGCCGGCCGCTACGGCGCGGTCTCGGCGGCGTTCTATGATCCCGACGACGACGCCAACCCGGTACCGGGCGCCTATTATCTGCGTCATGTCGGCTGGCTCGGCGCGACGCCGCCCGCCGTCAAGGGGCTGAAGCAGGCGCAGTTCGCCGGCGCCGACAAATACATCGCCTTCGGCGAGGACGCACCCGCCGTGGCCGAGCGCGGCTTCCTCTCCCGGCTGCGCGGCATGATCCGCGCCGAAGTCTCGCGCGCCGTCGATCCGGCCGCCGCCATTCCGCTCATCGAGGAGTTCGACGACATGAATTCGACGGCTTTTGCCGAACAGCAGCGCCAGCTCACGGAAGGCGCGGCGAAGCTCGCCCGTGACACCGAAGCGCTCGCCGCCCGCGAGGCCGCGGTCACGGGCAAAGAGACCGCGTTCTCCGAACAGGAACGCGTTCGCCTGGTTGCAGGCGACACCGCGATCATCGAACAGCTCGAAAAGAGCGGCCAATCGATCCCGGCCTGGCGCCCGGTGCTGCTAGCGTTCTGCGCCCGGATGCATGCCGCCCCGGTGATCGCGTTTGGCGAAGGCGCCGACAAAATCGAACAGCCGCTGGTCGAGGCGTTCCACGATTTCCTGGGGCGCCTCCCCAAGGTCGTGGAGTTCGGCGAAATCGCGCGGACGCCGATCGAAGTCGCGCGCCGTCCCGTGATGCAGCTGCCGGTGCCGAAGGGCTACGGCGTCGACCAAGACGAAATGGCGCAGCGCGACGCCATCATGGCATTCGCCGAAGCCAACAAGATCGATTTCGCCGAAGCGGCGCTGCGGCTCGCGGCGTCGGCCGACGCTTAAAGGAGACACGCGATGCTCAATGCGCGCCCGCTTTTGAAGGGCACGATCCAAGCCGCCGGAGCGATCACGATCTATCGCTTCGTCGGTTTCGACGGCAACCAGGCCTCGGCGCAAGGGCAGAAGTGCCGCGGCGTCTCCGAGTTCGCCGCCGCCCAGGGCGACAACATTAGCGTCGTCGAGAAAGGCTCAGCGATCGTCGAGAGCGGCGGCGCGGTCAATGTCGGCGACGACATCATCACCGACAATGAGGGCCGCGCGATCACCGCCTCCGCCTTGGCGGTAGCCGCCGGCGCCGTTGCCGTGACCTCGGCCGCCGCCAACGGGGCTAGCGACCTCACCGGTACCTCATTGCCGGCGCAGCGGAAGGGCAGCGCGCTCAGCGCCGCGAGCGGCGCGGGACAATGGATCGAAGTGCTGCTCGCCTAGAGCCGCCAAGGGGAAATCGCAAAATGACCGCTAAGAAATCGATCTTCGCCGTGCCGTCCCGCGGCGTCATCAAGTCGCCGGCGATCGTCGGCCCACGCCGCGCGGCCTTCGCCGAGCCGCAGCCGCCGACCAACCTGTCACCGGCGCAAGTTCGGGTCATCAGCCCGATCCTTTCGACGATCGCCCTTGGTTACAAAAACCAGGAATTCATCGGCGAAACGCTGTTCCCGCGCGTGCCGGTTCCGGCCCGCGGCGGCCAAGTCCTGCAGTTCGGCCTTGAAGACTTCAAATCCTACAACACCAAGCGCGCGCCCGGCGGCACGACGCAGCGCGTGACCTTCGGCTACGAGGGCGTGCCCTACGCGCTGGTCCAGGACGCGATCGAGGTCCCGGTGCCGATGGAATACCAGCAGGACGCGGAAGCGGTGCCCGGCATCGATCTCGGCACGCGCGCCGTTCGCCGTGCCATGAACATCATCCTGAAGTCGCAGGAGGTCGATCAGGCCGCGCTCGCGACCAACGCCTCCAACTATCCCAGCGCGAACAAGCAGACGCTGTCGGGTTCGTCA